ACCGCTGTCATCTGCATCGCCGACCGCTCATTTACACGCTTGCCGGAAGTGGTATTGCCAAACAAAAATCGGTATCCACTGCCGTTCGTGCTGTCAGTTACAGGATGGTCTCTTGACCGAAAGAGGTTTGATAATATTCCCATAGCGTTCACGCTCCTTCCTAAATAAACAAAATGCCGCGATGGTCATACACGCTTTCCGTGGATTGATTGCCGCAGCGAATGGCACGGTCAAGTCCCATAATGGCTGCCACCGCACCATCTATCTTTTCGGTTGATTTCTCTTTGTCAGCTTTAATGTTGCCCGCAGGATCTGAGCGAATATAAATGTTATCCATCATCCAACGCAGAACAGGGTGACCTCCGTGGGCAATTTTCTGTTCCAATGTCAGCTTCATCAGTTCCTTTGTCGGAGGAGACATATCCTTAAAGCCCTGTCCGAACGGCACAACGGTAAAGCCCATGCCCTCAAGATTCTGCACCATCTGTACAGCACCCCAGCGGTCAAAGGCAATCTCTCTGATATTGAATCGCTCACCAAGCCGTTCGATAAACTTTTCAATATATCCATAGTGAACAACATTGCCCTCTGTGGTTTGCAGATAGCCCTGCCGTTCCCATACATCATAGGGAACATGGTCACGCTTCACACGAAGGTCAAGTGACTCTTCCGGTATCCAGAAGTAGGGCAGAATACAGTATTTATCCTCCTCGTCCAAAGGCGGGAACACCAGTACAAATGCCGTAATATCCGTAGTACTTGAAAGGTCAAGACCGCCGTAGCAAATACGTCCCTCCAAATCATCCTCGCTGACAGGAAAAGCACACGCATCCCATTTCTCCATCGGCATCCATCTGACCGATTGTTTTACCCACTGATTGAGGCGCAGCTGTCGGAAGGAATTCTCCTCACCAGGATTCTGCTTTGCCGACTCGCAGGCGGCATTGACTTTGTCGATACCCACCGTAATACCGAGAGAGGGGTTGGCTTTCTTCCAGACTTTCGGGTCTGTCCAATCCTCGGATTCTTCCGCACCGTAAATAACGGAGTAGAATGTTGGGTCGATTTTCCGTCCGGCTTCAATATCGAGTGCCTTCTGGTGTATCTCATAGCAAATGGAATTCGTATCATTGCCCGCCGTGGTGATAAGGAAATACAGCGGCTGCATTCTGGCATCGCCTGAACCCTGTGTCATAACATCATAAAGTTTTCGATTGGGCTGTGTATGCATCTCATCGAAGATGACACCGTGAGTATTGAAGCCGTGCTTGTTCGCCACATCTGCTGAAAGTACCTGATAGGTGCTGTTGGTCGGCTTGTAAACCAGCTTCTTTTGCGATTCCAGTATTTTTACACGCTTCATCAAAGCCGGACAGAAACGCACCATATCCACAGCCACATCAAAGACGATTTTCGCCTGATTTCTGTCTGCGGCACAGCCATACACCTCGGCACGTTCCTCGTTATCACCGCAGGTAAGCAGCAGAGCCACCGCAGCAGCAAGTTCAGATTTTCCTTGCTTTTTGGGTATCTCAATATACGCCGTGTTGAACTGGCGGTAGCCGTTCGGCTTGAGGATGCCGAACAGGTCACGGATAATCTGTTCCTGCCAGTCGATTAGTTCAAAGGGCTTTCCCGCCCATGTACCTTTGGTATGGCAAAGGCTCTCAATAAATGCCACAGCAAAATCTGCTGTATCTTTGTCGTAGTGGCTGTCTTTAGCTTTGAATTTTGTCGGCTTATATCTTTTCAGTTTTCTCAAAATCTCACCTCTTTTCGGGCATAAAAAATGACCTGCCGATGGCAAGCCGTCAAATCTATCTGTACGAGATACAGAGCCTTTCGGCTCCGTTCCCGGAATATTCTGTTTTGCTTATGCGTTCATCGCCCAAGCGATGGCGTGTCCGTCATCTTCAAATGCAATCTCACTGACGGCTGCCAGTCCGATTGTACCCTCGCAGGTGGTATCGTCCGTCAGGAACTCGTATGCCGCTCCGAACCAACAGGGCTTATTCTGTCCGTTGTAGTAATAGCCTGCCATAATGACCTTATCACCAAAGGTCAGCACCTTGCTCCACCGGCATTCCAAATCCTCCGGCGTGGTGGGGTTCGGCAGTCTGTATTTTCTCATTGCATCATTGATTGTCATGGTCATGTCCTCCGTTTTGTTTGTTTTCCCTTTCGGTACACACATATTCGCTCTAAAAGAGGATAATAGCAAGTCAATTTCGAGGAATATACTACACAAACATCTGTCGGAAATATTGTGTAGATTATGACTGCATGGAGCGATGGATTGTTTCCAAAATCTGCTCCTGTTCCTCCGACTCCACACCAATACTCTCCAGTGCCTCCCGTGTGCCGCAGTCCGGGCAGATAAGGGTTTCATTGTCCACTCTCGAAAGAGCAGGTCTGCCGCTGTAAGGCTTGTGGCACCTTGGGCAGATTCTCATTTCCAAAATATCATCATTCTTCATAGCCATTCCTCCTGCTGATTTCAATCGCATCATAAATGTAGTGTTCGTCAAAGCCAAAGCTGCCGTACCCTTCCAGACAAGTTGCTGTGTAGTATCCGCTCGGAATTCCAAGCATCCTGTCCTCATGCATGATGTACACAAAGCAGTTTCTCTCATGCACCTTGCCGGAGCGAATACCCTTAATAGGAAGCACCATCTCTGCCTTGTAGTAAAAGGCGGGATAACCCTCGTAGCGGTCGAGAGCGGCTTCATCTTCGGCTGAGACTTCCCATGCTGCCACCGGAACTGTACCGCCGTCTTTCTTCTCGATGGTAAGGTAAGAGCCTGTCTTGCTTCCTTTAAAAAGCAGCTCATAACCCTGAATTTCGGAAGTCCCGATGATTCGTGCCGATGGGCATCTCATCCGCATCTGTCGGATGTTGAGGTTGCTTCCATAGGCGATGTAGTATCTTTTGCTCATTTGCAATCCGTCCTTTCTGAAGGACTTAGGTTAAGCGTCCTTCTACCACCTTAAGACCGCCGAAGCGGTCGCAGGCAGGGCATTTAACCTAAGTCCTTCAAGCGGCAGGTCTTGCCGTGTGGCGGAAGGCTGTGTCTCCGCTGAGTCTCTTGGTCAGCACCTCACGGGCTGTTGCAAATTCCTCCCCAATAAATCCAAGTCTTAAAAGCCAAGTTCTCATGGCGTATTTCGGATTTTCATTCTGCTGTGGCTTTGGGCTTGCGGTTTTCACCGTCTTTGCCATCTGGCTCAGTGCAAGGCAAAGCTGAATGTAACTCTTAAGCTGTCCTGCGTGAAGTCCGTTTCGCTTGCCGTCCGCAGGTGCATCAAATTGGAAAAGTCTGAATTCGACCGTTCCTTTAGTGAAGGTGGCATGGAGGTTAAGCATATGGTAGCGGCTGTCATTGTAATGCTGTGTGCGTCCGCAGTTTGCTCCGTTTGCCGTGTACCAAATGTCTGCCAAGGCTGACATCGAGGTCGGCTTTTTCTTATTGACCTCTTCCAAAAACCGAGGGTCAACCGTTCTGCAATAGCGGTTCATTCTTCCTCTGTCGATGCCAAGGGCATCTGCAAGAAGGCTTTCATGGCTTGCCATAATGTTTGCAAGGTTGCGAAGTGTCTGCGGTGTATGCCCCTTCGCTCCGATGTGGATGTGAACCCCACAGCCTCTTGTAGCATCGCTTTTCGCTCCTGCGTGACGGAGTCTGCGAATCAATTCCTGCAGGGTTTCGATGTCCTCGTAGTGAAGAATTGGGGTTACCAGTTCACACTTCTCACTGTCGGGTCCGCTGATGCTTACATCCCTTTGGAATTTCCACTCGCGGTCTTCGCCGTCCCAAGCACTCCATGTGTAGTAGCCGTTGCGGTATGCCGTGTCCTCATATCTGCCTGTTCCGAAAAAGTCGGCGGCAATCTTTGCAGCCGACTTGCGGCTGATGCTGTTCATTTCAACTTCGACCCCAATGGTTTGCTTTTTCATCTCTGCAATCTGATTTGCAATCTTCTCGTTCATGGTGTAATCCTCCGTTTTGGTTTGGTGTGTTTTCCCTTTCGGTATACACATATTCGCTCTAAAAGAGGATAATAGCAAGTCATTTGCCGATAATATACTACACAATATTTTGTGCTATTTATTGTGTATATTATATCTATACCGCTATATGTAGTTTTATGGTCAACTGTCAATCCTGCGGCACAAGTCCTCATCGTAAACCACGTTCAATCCACTGCCGTTGTCCCATCTGACCATGACAGAAGCCGTATCGTCCACGCCCAGCACTGTGCCTTTTGTGCCGACTGGCGGAGCCTGCACATCATCCATACGCACAAGCTCCACACGACAGCCGGCAGGGTACTGTCTGCGTACCCTTTCCACGATCTCTTTATTCGGAAACTTCACGTTCTGCACCTCCGTTCTTAAATGCCGAAGATCCGGTTAGGTTCTTCAGCAGGATTTTTCTGTCTGCCTTGTACTCCGCACCGATGAAGCCCAGCCGCAGGAGAAAGCAGCGAAATGCGTATTTCTCGTTGTCGACTTTCTTCTCCGTCACATTGACCCGTTTGGCTTCCTTTGCCATCATACAGAGCTTCGTGATAAAGTTCGTGTAGGCAAGAGCCTCGTCCGGCTTGACCTCGGAAAACCACGGAAATGCAACTCTGTCCTCCAAAACCTCAATGCGAAGGTCATCCACACCAAATGCCTTTTTGATAAGGCTGCCTTTTGCTTCCAGAAGTTTGGTGAGGTTGCCGACCGCTACTTTGTCCAACGGAATCTCCACCGTAAGCCCCACAGTTTCGCCCTGTGGCTCGTTTGCTGGCTCTTCGGCTGTTATCTCGGCCGTTTCGTTCCCGTCGATTTCTTTGCCGTTCTGCGGCTCACATTCAAATCCAGCTGCGGCAATTCCCTCAAGCACCTGTTCGACCTCCTCGCTGTCGGCACGGTCATCGAATTCGAGTGTGCCGTCCTTTGTCACCGTGAAGTAGTCGATCTCGTAATTGCAGGTCGGCATGAATTTGTATTCTGCCTTTGCTCCTGTAATATCAGAAATGACTTTGACCAGTTCCTTTCGTCTTGCACCTGTTACGTTGTACTTTACTTCCATTGTGCTTACCTCCTTGTTATTTGGTGTAGTGTATTAATCACTCTAAACGCCTGAAATAGCAAGGTTTTTCAGCACATTTTGGGTGTAGAATAACAGCCCCTTTATTGGCTCTGTAACCGGGCATAGTACACAATCCCAGCCAGCACAAAGCATACGCACGGAAGTGCCACACCGTTGCCCCACAGCTTATATTCCGCAGAGTCGGAATGTGGGTCTTTCAGCCACTTGATAATTTGGTTATCTGTTTTCGGTTTCGCTTTGCTGCCGACCGCCTTTCTGTGTGTCTCAAACACCTCTCGCCAGAAAGCAACATCCTCCTCGGCAGGCTCGCTGACAGCAAGGTCACTGCACCACCAGTCGGGAAATCCCTGCAGTCTCGCACATTCCA